TACACAAAGTACTACCAGAAGTAGTTGGTGAGAAGAATGATGGTTATTTAGGTGTTAAATATGAAAAAATTGTTCCACTACTTATCGAATCGATAAAAGAATTAAACAAAAAGATAGAAGATATTGAAAAAAATTGTGATTGTTTAAATAAATAATCTAAAAAAACACACTTTAAAATCCATTTTGGGATTTTAAAATTATATTTATATACAAATCTTATAGAAATAATAGGAGTTACAACATGAGTGAAAAAGAAATTAAGTTTAGTGACAATGAACTTAAATCATTAAATGACCTACGAGATAAATATACGAGTGCACAACTAAGACTTGGACAACTTGAAGTTCAGAGATTAACTTTAAATCAACAAATTCAAAACCTTGATAATGAAAAAATCAAGATAGAAACTGAGTATGTTGAGATACAAAAGGAAGAATCTGAAATCGTAAATTCATTAAATGAAAAGTATGGGCCAGGTAACCTTGACCCTAATTCAGGTGTGTTCACACCAAGTTCATAAGTCATTATCCTGATTTTAAAGATTTAATAAATTACTTAATTGTAATTAATTTGGGAGAAAACAAATGGCAGAAAGAATCGTAAGTCCAGGTGTATTTACCAGAGAAAAAGATTTATCTTTTTTACCACAAGGAATATCTGAAATAGGTGCAGCAATGATTGGCCCGACACAAGAAGGCCCAGCATTTGTTCCAACTTTAATCAGAAACTTTGGTGAATTTGAGGAAACTTTTGGTAAATTGGACACCAGATTTTATGTTCCTTATACCGTAAAAGAATATTTACGAAGTGCTGGAACCGTAACTATCGTTAGGGTTTTAGGTCTTGGGGGATATCAAAATGACTATATCGAATTGAAATTATCATCTTCATTAGGTGATTTAGTTGCTGCAACACTAAAACCATCAAGAGGTGGTTTAACAAACAACGAAGAAATAGCAGGGCCTGGAAGTGCATCATTAGCCGCTGGAGCAGATTGGGCAACTGGTGTATTAAGTTTACAAGGCACTAACTATACTATTTCGTTTGATACAGGTTCAGCAAACTATATCGAAAAAGTATTCTCTACTAACGCACAAGATACTAATAAAAACGCATATGTTTATAGTTCTTTTAAATCATTACATTCAAACAATGGATTTGATGCAAATGTTAGTATGAGTATTGCAAGTAGTTCTTACTCAGTTTCAAGTGGTGGAGATGACTTCACAACTGATTACAAAGTGGCAACTACACCTTTCATTCAATCACAAACCACAGGTGGAAGTAAATTTAACTTATTTAAAGTTAATACTCGTTCACATGGTGGTAACATGAATGCTAAATTTAAACTCGGAATACAAGATGTTAAGACACCATCACAAGTTCCAGGAAGTGACTATGGTTCATTTACTTTAACCGTTCAAGTCAATAATCCAGGTGAAAATAATGATGGAACAATCTTAGAAAGTTTCCAAAACTTGAATTTAGATGAAGATTCAGTAAACTACTTACCAAGAGCAATCGGTGACAGATATGTTACTATTGACTCAAATGGTAAATTAACTTATAATGGTGACTATCCAAACAAATCAAAATACATCTACATATCAGACTACACTACTCTTGAGGGTATTGCAAAAGATATTGTTCCTTATGGTTTCGGTAAAGTTTCAACTACCGTAGCTGGAACAACTGCAGTTCCGACTGCTTCTTTTGTTACTTCACAGGTAAATTCAAGAAGTGAATTTGATTCAAATGTTTTTTATGGATTTGATTTTGCAAATGAAGATAGTAAACAATATTTAAAACCACTACCAGGTTCTACAGGAGCAGGTAGTAATGTAACAATGAGTTTAGAGAATGTTAATGGACATGCCGATGCATCAACATTGGGTTCAACTTATTCAGATGATACTGAGAAAGTAACATTAGCACTTTCACACTTTAAACAAAGAAAATTTGTTGTTCCATTCCAAGGTGGTTTTGATGGTGATAATCCAGCAACTGAAAAGAAAACTGGAACTAACATTTCGACAACTAATCAACAAGGATTTGATTGTTCAACATCAACTGCAAGTGGTTCTGTTGCATACAAGAGAGCTATCAATGCAGTAAGTAATCCTGATGAGTTTGACATTAATATGTTAGTAACACCTGGTATTATACACGAATACCATAACTCAGTAAGTAATCATGCAATTGATAAAGTTGAAGATAGAGCCGATGCATTTTATGTAATGGATGGTTCAAGATGGGGTCGTTCTGTAGATAACGCTATCACAGATATCCAAACTCTTGATACAAACTATGCAGCAACTTATTATCCATGGGTGAAAGTTCTTGATGAAGTTAAAAATAAACCAACATGGGTTCCACCATCAGTTGTAATTCCTGGTGTTATCGCTAACACAGACAGAGTTGCACATGAATGGTTCGCACCAGCAGGTTTAAATCGTGGTGGATTAACACAAGTGTTAGAAGCAAAAACAAGATTGACACATAGTGAAAGAGACGACTTATACGAAAATCGTGTAAATCCAATCGCATCTTTCCCAGGACAAGGTGTTGTCGTGTTTGGACAGAAAACACTACAAGCTAAACCATCTGCACTTGACAGAATCAATGTAAGAAGATTGTTAATTAGACTTCGTAAGTTTATTGCAAGTTCTTCAAGATTCTTGGTCTTTGAACAGAACACAGCAGCAACAAGAAATCGTTTCTTGTCTATTGTGAATCCATTCTTAGAACAAGTCCAAGCTAATAGTGGTTTGAGTGCATTTAGAGTTGTAATGGACGATAGTAATAATACACCAGAGGTGGTGGATAGAAATCAATTAGTTGGTCAGATATTCATTCAACCTACAAGAACTGCAGAGTTCATTGTATTAGACTTCGTGATACAACCAACAGGAGCTACATTTCCTGAATAAGTTTAACTTATAAAGTAACTTATAATAAAAAACCCCAGTCTTACGATTGGGGTTTTTTGTTTCTGTTAGGTTCTGAACGATTACGATATTAACACCTAACTATCTATTTAACTTAATTCATTTTATATCACTTCCTTTCTCTTTCTTTATTAACAGGATCGCTTTCAAAATATCATACTATAATATAACCATTTCTAACATTAGTGTCAAGCTTTTTTTAAGAATATCTTTGAATAATTTCTTCAACTTGTTCATCGGTAAAACCAACAACACTATAACAATTTAAGAAGTCATAAACCGTGAAGAAGTCAGTATC